TCATGATTTCGTCGTCCTCAAGTAGTCTGTAACTGGCATCGACGCGGAATACAAACGGCCTCGCCCCACCGCCGGATAGCGGAAGTGTCGGTGGAACCGGAGGTATGTCCAGCGACCCATTCGTCCATGCCCGGTAGCGCAGCGGCCCAAACGGCAGCGACGTGACCGCCGGCAGTTCCGCCGGGTCGTTTGTCCATCGCCAATAGCGGTTTAGCATTCATCACTACGCAGGATCAATTGACGATAGCGGATCGCCTGCCGTAGTAGTCACGGCCGCCGTCCAGGCCGATGTGGTGTCATCTTCCAAATACACAGTCAGCGTGCCGGCCGCGATAGCAGACTTGTTCCGCAGGGATCGAAGGGCATCCTTCACTGTCCGCCCGCCGTCGCTTCCGCTCGCCAAGTTCCGCCCGAGTATCTTGTCGGCGTTCTCGGCGGCTGTGGGAATGTCCCCAACGGCAGACGGTGCCGCCGGGATCAGGTCCGTCTTAGTCTTCACGAGCGCAACCTGCGCCAGCACCGCATCATCAGCCGTCCCGAGCGCGGTGGTCAATTCGGCGTTGGTCGGCACATCGTCAACGCTCGTCTGCGTCGCCCGGCTGGAAACCGTGGCGTTGATGTTGTCGCCGACTATCTTGCCTGCTGTGCCCGCCCCGTATGCGCCGGGTAATGACGTAGACCACGGATCGCCAGCAGATCCGGCCGCCGACAATGCCGCACCTGTAGATCCTGCCGTAGCATGACCCGCGATTGCTTCGTCCCATACCGCGTCTGCGTTAGCTGCCGCCGTCGGGATATCGCCGACTGCTGCCGGCGCCGCAGGAATAAGGTCTGTCTTGGATTTGATCGCAGCGATCTCGGTATCGACATATCCGGCGATGGCCGTTATTGTCGCATTGTCAGGCGCCGTGTATCCCGCTGTCGCCAAACGCGTTGAAACTGCAACGTCGAGATTCGCGGCGGTTAAGCCCGTCACCGAACCGACCGCGCCGACCACGCTTGCCACGGTGCCCAACACATTGCCGTTGACATTGCCCGCAACGTTGCCGTTGAGGTTGCCCACAACGCTGCCGCCGACGTTGCCGGTAACTAAGCCCACTTGCGTGATGTTGGTCGTGCTGGCGACTACCGCTGGGAGTTCGACTCCGGCCGCTGCTGTTATCGTCTGACCAGCAAATTGCGTGGCGTTGGCAACCGGTACGCCTGCCGTCGCTTCCGCCGCAACGACCCGAAACGTGGCCGCCACAAAGTTGACTGTCTGCGCATCGACTGTAACCGCAGACACGACTACAGTGTAAAACGATCCGGCAGCAAAGAAGCCTGCTGTCGTGTTGTCTCCAGTGTCAACGGAAAATCCATGCAGGCCGGTCACCGAATCAATATCGATGCCATCCGTATCCATCAGCGTGTAGCCGGCATCGCTGGCGCGCTGCGTCATGCTCGTGCCAGAATAAATCTCGATATCGGTAACCGCGAGCCCAGTCAACGTCACGCTCGCACCCGTTGCGCCAGCGTAGGTTGTAAACATGATTGGGAGTACCGCACCGAGCGGCACGTTGCCAAAGTTGATCATGCTACAAGTCTCCCGAGAAGCGCACTACGATTGACCAGCTTGCCGCTTATCAATGGGCCCGCCGCGCTGCCACCGACGACCGGCGTGTAATCAACCATCGCCCACAGTGCCGACGACCTAATCTTAAACGTGCCCACCACAGTTAATTTGATGCCGATCTGCATCGCGTCCAGCTTACTCGTTGACCACGCCGCACCATCGGGGTCAAGGTCCGCAGTGATTGGGTACGGATTAAATGCCGTTGTACTCGGGCCGTTAGTCACCCACGTTGTTTTGTTATGGATCGTCGCCGTGGATGCCGTGACCGTCCCGCTCGCCTCTTTCTTCAGGCGCAATTGATACGCGGTAATTCCGTCGCCAGTATTGTTAGCAATCCGGCAGCCGACATGCACTACACTGACAGTGTCGCTCGCGCCGATGCCCGACGCACCGCAGTTGTAATCGTCAATCTGATTCAGAGTTACCGACTCCACATAATCTGTCGCATCGTCGGGCGTTACCTCGTCCTGCTGTGACCAGTTCGCGCCGCTGTCGGAACCGCCGCGCGTCCAATCCGCGTTGTCACCCGTCGCATTAGGACGCAGGCAAATGACCTTGCCCATCCCTGTCCAGGAATTGTTGTTACTCCCGCTCGTAGTGTTGACGGCAACGTCATCGATGTAATAGTCGTGGGTGACTGCTGCGCCCGTGCCGAACGCTAGAGTTCTTGGATCGGCGCCGTTGGTATTCTGACCCGTCACCGAAACGACCGATGATCCATCCAGCTTTACATCAATCGTGCCCGTGCTCGCGTGGCTTAGTACCTTAAACTCGATGCAATACCAGGTGCCAGTCGTTAGCGCGATATCCGATCCGACCTGTGTATTTGGGCCGTTCATAACCTTGAGCCCGGCCCCGGTCCCCCGGAACCGCATCATGATCGTAGTGCCAGCGCTGTCGGCAACGAAGGACACTAACGTATTATTCGCCGGAAGCGTCGTTGCGTAGTACCAGAATCGTCCGTAGATAGTCTTATCGGTATTGGTCCCAAAAGAAATCGTTACCGATTGCACTGCCGCCGATGGATTGTTGCGATATGAATACGTCCCGGTATTTTTTGTCGTGCTGTTGATGCTGCCAGTAGGCGTTGAACCGACGAAGAAAAATTCCTTGTTCCCTGCCAGATCGTTAAGCTCAAACCCAGTCGTCAGTAATCGGGCCACTTACGCGGCCTCATAGCAATTGATGTGCGTTTGCTGCTTGCCGAACACGCCACCAGCTAAAATCACGCGCCCATCATCAAGCGAGCATATCGCGTTGCCGAGGAACGAATCGGGCAAAGGCTGCGCGTCGATCATCCACTTGTTCAGCGCGGGATCGTAGACTAGCAACGCGTGTACTTTTCCATCCGGCCCGGTCGTTACCGGCCATACAACTTTGCCGTGCGATTGCGCGATGCGGATTTCGATCAGCTTGACCAGCGCACCGTCAATCGGCGGGGGCGCCAATTCTTCGGTCGTATGTGCGTCGAGATGCCAGCGAAACATCATCGGCACCTTACTTGCGCCATCCGTGCAATAGCCGACGACGTAAACGTAGCGGCCGATCTTGACGTACTTGCCTTGCGCAAAGTAAGCCGCGATAAAATTGGCATCCCTCTTAATTGTGAGCGTCAAGTCGGGCAAGCGCGTGCCGAGATTTACGTCCCACCGCCGACATGCAAATCCGCCGGACGAATCCGCAAATGCAACGATGTGCTCGTTGACCTCGTCAAAAGCACCGCCGTACAGACATCCTGTGTAAGTATGGTCTCTGCCAAAAAGTCGATTGTCCTGCGCGCATTTGTTGGTCATTGGATCAATCCACCAAATCCCGCGAGCGTAGGCAATGACGGGATCGCCAGCCGCTTCATACCAATAATACGATCCAGGCCAGACAATGAATTGCTTCCGCTTGACGACCCAGTCGAAGCCGGCGCCATCCTGCAAAGCGTGCGGCGCGGGCCGATAATCTTCGCCGAACTCCTGCCGCCAATCCGACAAATTGTCGAGCGGCGCACTCCACATGCCATCAGTTGCCGAGTGCGCCCAATCACCGCCGATGACGTACAGGCGATTGCCATCAGTCGCCATGTTGGTGTGCTTGCTGCTGCCATTCGCCGAATACGGCGCAAGTTTTCCGAGCGCCGGAAGTAAAGACGACGTGATCGTTCCGATCGCGCTGCCCGGAGGCTTTGGCGGCGGCACGACAACGGGCGGCGGCACGACAACGGGCGGCGGTGGCGTAATCGAGTCAAGGCGACCCCCAAGATAATCGCCACACTTCCGTACCCGGGCCGCCACCATCAACTGTCAGCAGCGCGCTAGTTCCGTCGGACAACAGATTAGATGCAGACATGACCACCGCGCGCGGCACTACATTTCCAGCAGCGAGCGATGGGCCTTTGCTCCATACCTTTGTCGTCAGATTCAGAAACCATGTTGCTTGCCGCACCACGCCCGACCCTGCGGCGACCATGCCGGTACGCCCGCACCACGCAACGACGACATCCTGCCCCTCGACCAGCGTGGCGACAATACCAAGCGTGTCCGGCTTGTCGCCTGTCGTTGTCTGCATCGTCCACGCGCCATCGCCCGGCGGATGCGTCCAAAGCTGATTATCGTTGGCCAGCGTCCACAGCGTACCGTCGCGCGCATCGATGCCGCTGCGAGCGTAAGTCAATCGCGGCGATTCTTCTTCAGCGCCGCCATAGGATGGTTGCCGCGTCCACAGCGGAGACGCACCTGTGATATTGGCGATCACGCCGCTCATTAGATCGCGTTTGCGCAACGCCTGCGATCCAGACCATCCGCCGAAAGAGTAAAGGGCGCCTTGCCAGTACGCGTAGCACGCATCGCCAGCGCCCTGCCCCGGCGAATATGGCTGCGTATACGCCGCGCTCGCAAGAGCAAATTTTAGGTCGCCCGTTTGGCTGTAGGCAACCGGAGCGCCAGCGCCGATCCACACACAGGCGCGATCAGTGTCATAGCACGCGCCATAATTCTCGCGCGCGCCGATGTCATATCCGATACCCGACGACGCTGACGTTTTGGTCCATAGCCCCGTCGCGGCTGACCACGTAAACGATCCGTGTTGAGCATCCTGTGCGTTGCTGCCCCACGCTGCCCACAGTCCGCCTGGGATCACTACCGGGCGCCGAAAGTAGGCGCCAAACATCCCGCCGTTGCCAACGTCAACGCGCGCCCACGTAGCGACGCCGCTCGGTGGCGGTGGCGGTGGCGGTGGCACCACTACCGGATCGGCAGGCAATCCCTGCGCGCTTGTCAGCGCTGCCTGCAACAGCCCAACGACCTGGGCCTTCGTTGACATTACGGCGCCGCGTTCGCTAACGCCAATGCTTCCGCGCGCGCTGCGTCGCCAGCCGTATCCGCAGCCTGTTCCTGCACATCTGCAGATTGAGCCTCTTCGATTTTCGCCTTCATGGCGTCGATCACATTGCGTCGATCGGTGGCGAGCGTGTTGGCCGTCGTCAGTTGCGCCTGCAGCGCCACAATCTGCGACGATTGATCATCAAGATCCTGCGCGGCGATAAGCGCAGCATTGACCGCAGCGACGACTTCGGCTTTAGTGGTTGCCATCTGCAATCCTTCGCGAAAATTAAGTGCCGAGGGCCGAAGCCCCCGGCGGTGCGTGTTACTTCTTGCCGGCAGGCTTCTTCTCGTCGGCCTTCGGCTCCACCGGGTTGTCCGCAAAGTACGCGCCCGAGGCGATGCACTCGCGCGCATCGACCGGCTCGCGTTCGACGACGTTGCCTTCCTTGTCGTAGATCTTCATGGCTACTTTTTCGCGATGAAGGCGGAGTAGTTGATGCCCGTGGCGATAGTGCCGGCCACCGTCGTGTGCAGGCGCACATAACGGAAGATGGTCCCTTCGAGCTCGTTGCGGAACGGCAGAATCTTCCGCCCCGTCGTGGTGTCGGCATCGGCCGGCGCCGGGTTGTTGCCCAGAACCATTCGGGCGAGTTCCACGCTGGCCGAGTCCATCGCGGCGACGTTCGATCCTTCGAGCGAAACCGTGTAGATCTCGTCTCCGGTCGCAACTTCGAGCGCGGTCACATCGATGACGATGTCGGCATCCATAAAACCGGGGCCAATGTCAAGGATCAGGCTTCCCGCTGCCGATGTTGCGACGAGCCCCGCGGCTTTGAGGATCAGCTCTGCATCCAGGGTCTTGCTGCTATAGAGAGGCATGCTCCTGCTCCTTTAGGCGACAACGGCGAGGTCGCCGATGTGTTGAAGACGAGTCACGGCGCGGCCGTGGAAGATGGCCATGCCCGAGTACCACTCGACGCGCGTGCGGTACACCGGGGCGGACTGGAGTTCCCCCAGGTCATAGGCCTCGATGGTTCCGTTCTGGATGCCCGAGAGCATTCCCTCGCCGAAGCTCACGACGTAGATCGATGAGGACGTGGCGGTGCCGGACGATGACGCTTCCGTGAAGCCGAGGATCTCGGTTTCCGCTTCGTCGAGATCGACGGTCAGGATCGGCAGGTCGTTGTACATCGTGACCCGGCGGCCGAAGGCATCCTTGTCGTAGGTGACGTATCCGCCCACTGCCGTGGCACGGGCAGCGGTCGTCAGACGGCGCACCATTGCGCGGTTCATGATCAGGTGCGTCGCATTCAGCGTCTGATCGATCGCCTGGTCGAGCTTGGCGAGCGACAGCGCAGCGCCGTTGGCGGTGTTGCCGGCGGAGATGAGCTGGTTGCCCGTTACGCGGGCTTGCAGGCCGTCGAACTCCCGCGGGCTCGTGCTCGTGTCGCCCTTGAAGAATTTCTTGGTCCATTGCAGCGACAGCGCGCGGACCTTCATCGCTTCGTGCACCGAGCGCTGATTCGCGCCCTGCGTCTTGACGATGAAGCGATCCACGTCAAGCTCTCCGCCGGCAATGTACAGCGGCTCCGTCAGCGGGTTGAGCACGCCCATGCTCGGCGTGTATGTCTCATTGACGCCACGGAAGCCGACGCCGGGCATGAGCGCTTCGCGGCTGTATTTCAGCGCGTTCCCGGCGATGTTGATGAATGGCAGGTTGGCGAGGATGTCGGACGAGCCGGCATACATTTCGATGATCGCGGAACGGATGACGTTACCGGTCTCCAGTTTCGCGGCCTCGACGAGGGTGAGTGCGGACAAGGTGATGCTCCTTTAGGTTTTCAGCCCCTGTGCCCGCGCAGCATCAAGCCGTGCGGTCGGGGACAGTTTCATGAGTTCGGCATTGGTGGCTCCACCACCCCCACCTGTTGCGCCGCCCCCGTTGTTCGCGGGTGCGCCGATGAAATGCTTGGCCTCTTCGCCCTTGGCCCATTCGCCGAAAAAAGCGTCGATGTCTTTGTCGCCGATCTGACCCTTGCGAGCGCCATCGGCCTCCACTACTTTGGCCTGCGTGAGGTACTTGGCCTTCACGAAGTCCATGTACTCTTTCTTCACGCCAGCCTTGATGAGAGCGTCGGAAATGCCGCGATCAACGAGCAGCGTGTGGTTCGCCAGCTGCTCGGCAGCGGTCGAGTCCTGCGCGGCCTTCAGGTCCTTCTCGGCCTTGGCGCGCGCCTTGTCGGCGTCCTTCAACTTCGTTTGCGCGTCGTCACGTTCGGACTCCACGCGCGTGAACTCTTCCGGGGTGATCGTTTGCCCCTTCCGCGCCGTTTTCAGTTCAGTGAGCAGCTCCTTATTCTTCGTGGAGAGGCCCGACGTAGCTTCCTCGACGGCGGTGGTGATGGCGGCTTTGACTTCCGGGTCGTTCAGGTCAATCGACATGGTTCTATCCCTCAGGGATTATTTGCGGCTCAGCCGCCGAAGCGCCGCTGCAACTCTTCGAGGGTGAGCTCGCGCCCGGTCCCGTCGAGAAGCTGCTGCAGCGTAATTTTTCCGTCCCTCCACATCTCGGCGCGACCTTTGCCGAGGAGGTCGTCGGCGAATGCGGGCGGCTTGGATCGAAGCCAATCCGCGAAGGTGATGTCTGCGGCTACCTGCCCGTCCATCGACGCGCGCGTGCCAGCGGCGACCTCGTCTCTATCGAGGCCCAGCTCGCGGAAGGTCTTGGTGACCGGAATCAATGTCGAGCGGCAATTCCAGTGCCTCGGCGGCCCCCCGTTGAACGGTAGCGTGGTCCCGCGGATCGGCTCGCCGTTCAAGTCCCAGACCGCGCCCGCATAGGCCACGCACACCGGCGTCGTGCGTCCGTCCAGCGTCGATAGCTGCTGCACACCGGCAATCACGTCAGCGTTGGCGCGGTAGGTCTCCAGTCGCGCCATATTGCTCACAGTGGCCACACTTGAGCGCACCAGCGCTTCAGCGTTGCGCCTGGCCACCGGCATGATTCCGGGGATGCCGCGCGCGGGGGCGCCACGAATCCGGCGCACCAGCTGCGCGATGGTCTCGTTCTGGGCGAGGCCGAGGCGCATCTCCATACCGAAGCGGAACGCCAGGTCCTGCGACTGCCGGGACCACCATGCGGCCGATGGGGCGCCTTGGATCAGTAGCTGCGTGGTCAGCAGCTGCAG